TTCTAGACCCCTATTTCTTTCTGACTGAGAGTCATTATTTAAGCTTATGATTAATCTATCTATGTTTAAAGATAAAGTTGAACAGATTAACTTTGTTGATATATCCAAACCAAAGGTTACCAAAACATTCTTGTAACCATTCTCGTTTAGGTTTAGCAAGTCTCCGATACTTTCAACTAAAATCAGCTCCTTGGTTTTTTCGATAGAGTCTCTCACCTCTTTGTCTGCATAAAGTGGATATATCCAGCTTTTTTTTCTGCCAACATGTTTCCATTTGGGCCTGTCGCCGAAGCTATTCATGTCTCTACCTGAGAAGCCGTGTATTTGTTCGTGCTCGTTGTAGATGGGAAACACGAACCTATTATTTAATTTTCCACTTGTTGCGTAGCCTGATTTAAGTTTTTCCAGGTGCTGAGTGGAAATGCCTTTATCGTTGTAGAATTTATAATGCGGTAGTAGCCTTTCTAGGCATTTGTCTGGATATATTTCTTCCATTTCTAGTTTTTCTGGGAATGTTAATTTATTGTAATTTGATCCTATGTTATCCTCTTCAATATATTGTTCTATAGACTTTTTATCATTAGTTCCTAAGGTTATTTCTACAAGCCTTTTAAACGGAGAAAAAGAGCTATCTTGAACGTGATCCTTCCATACTCCGGTGTTTTTATAAATTTGTATGGCCGTCTTATTATCTCCATTCCTGAATAACGCATTAGTTTGCCAATAAGACCCTCGATCAGCTAGTTTATATCCTAGCTGCATTAAGGACTCTTTTATTTTTTCGGGGGACATTTTACAAGCTTGGTACTTCATCTGCAACCCCCCTGAGAGCTCCAACTCCTTCCGAATCCATGTGTTCGACCATGTCTTGAAGGTCTCCTTTTTCTGATATAGAGAAATTTTCCATATGCAGGTTTATGTAATTTTTCTTTTTGCTTCCGTCCGGCATTTCTACAGGCTGAAGAGCTCTGTGAACATCTTTGCCTAACCATCTATATTTTAAACATATCAACTTATGAGTTCCAAAATCATCGGGCTCCTCTTGTATTTCGTCCATTGTTTTTTGTCTCAGTAGAAATAGGTGTGAGCAGAATTGTGTAATTTGATCTGATAAAGACACTATACTTTCGTCGTCAACTACATTATTGGCGCTCCTATTGTTTGTTATTCCTAACCTATTGCTTTGTACACTGGTTAGCATTGCTACTGCAGGCTTACCGTTGAAGCATAATTCTTTTTGTATTAACTGTTTGAACTTGTCAACCATTCTTCCTACAGTCTCCCAGCTACTTGCTCCGTTTTGTCGCTCGTATGTTGTTTTTATATAATCGAAGCTAAAAATCATGGGGTTTCCTCTACCTACTTCTGAGTAGTAAAACCTACGAATAATATTCAACATGCTATCTATACTGTGTCCTGCGACATTGTAATAGTAGAATTTGAAGTTTTTTACTTTTACCCATGTGCTTCTTACTTTTTCTATAACCTCTTCTCCTGCCTGCCTCCATCTTCCAGTTTCTAGCAGGTGCATTGGTACGCCAGAAAGCGCAGAACACTGGCGAATTATAAGTTCTTCTTTGCTCATCTCTCCGTTGTCAAAATGCAGAATTGGGACATGATCATTGAGCGCTGAAACTTTCGTGCAAAAGTCCATACAAAACTGAGTTTTTCCTACTCCAGCCCTCGCTACTACTACAGCAATATTGCCAGGCCTGAAAAGTGAGCCGTAAAGATCGTTAACTCTTTCGTGCGGGCCCATCAGTCCAAATTCATCAATTGGATTGTTTCCCCTTTCTTCAATAAAGTCCTCCATGTCTTCAAATAAATTTTCGGGCTTGCTCGAGCCCATCTCGTAAAGGTTGATCTTGTCGTTGTATATCTTGTCTGCTTCGCTTACTATATCATCAAATGAGGCGCTAGGGGGCATGCTTTTCATATTTTTAGCGACTTCCACGGACGCATTATGAATTTCTCTTCTTACGGTTATTTTTTTAAGCTCTTGCGCAGCCTTTAGTACTCCTTCTTTTGATATTTGCCTCATTGATAGAGCTTTAATGTAGTCTGCTATATTTATATTATCCTCGAATGATATGTTTAATGCTTGAACTCTTTGAGAAAGCAATACTTCATCAAGTGCATCGCTAGCTTCGAGAGCTTGTCTTAGTACGCAAAAAATTGTTTTGTTGACTATTGTATTCTTATCGTAAAAATCTTCTTGATCAATAAAGGCTGCGATTAGGGGATAGCTTTCTGGGTATTTTATTAACCCTGCTATCAAATGCTGTTCTAGTTCATGTGAATATACCATAATTACATGGTATCACAGCTAGCTTAAAAAGTCAAGGGCTTTCTTCGTCTCCGAAATCTGGGGGGAAATTTAATTCAATTTCCTGGGAGGAAACCTGTTCTAAGTATTGCTCAAGAGCTTTTCTTAAGCCCATTTCTACTATAGGAGAGTTTGCTTTTGTTATTACTGCGGGCAATCCCTCTTGGTTGACATATGATAAAATAAAACCGCTGTCTCCTCCAGAGGATCCAGTGAATTCGAACAGTTGGGATATCATACTTTCTGGCAAATTAAATCTTGAAAGGTTTTCTGGGTCAATAAATTCGTCGCTCATATTATATATTACACAAACTACAAAATAACCCCAAAATTTTGGAAAAGTTTTTCATTAACTTCTTCTCCGTCGTAGATTTCTACAAGCTGTATGTCGTTTATTTCGCAAAACTTTAATTTGTCTTGATCTCTTTTTAATTGGTTAATATAATTAATTTTATTTTTGCCGTGAAAAAAGGGTACGTATTTTGTGTGTTGTTTGCCTTGGACCTCCACAGCTATCTTTTTGTTGGCGTTATAAAAATCTAAAGAGAGTTTGGTTCCTGCGACCGGAAATTCTTCAAAAACTACATGCTTTGACCAGTATTTTTTAAGGAATTGTTTCGCAGAAAACTGTATTTTACTTCTGCTTTTTCCGTCCCAATCTATTAAGAATTTTTTAGGTTTTTTTACAGCTCTTTTTGCTCCGGTTAGAGTGTTAAAGCGCATTTGTTAATTTCTTAAAATCTTGATATAGAAAGTCGGAGAGCTTTTCATTTTCTTCGAGGAAGTCTATTAATCGCTGCTCCCCTTGAAACTTTTCATTTATTTCTAATTTTTTCTCTGAAACTTCTTTTATTAATTCTTCCGAAACCGAAATCCATGCCCCTTTTTTTGTTATTAAATTAAACAGGTATAACATGTCAAGTATTTCTCTGGCTCTCCATACTGACTTACCGTTTTTCTCTCCGTATTTAATTGGGTACCTTGCCGTAGACCCAGTCTTTTCATTTACGCTTTTTCTAAACTTTACTTTGCAGTAGTGCCCTATAGGCTCTCCTTTTTCATCTAATCTTGTTGCGGTAGGGTTTTTAAATATTAAATCCGAGGAGTACCTTTCCTCGAATTCGAGTATAAAGTTAGCATAATGTTTTATGGCATTACCTCCTGCCTGCTTGACTTTAGGGCCTCCCCTCGCTGCATATGGATTTGTGGCCACTTCTACTCTAACTTGACTTGTTAGTATTAATGTATGCCCCATTTTACTGATAGGTAAAACCATTTTTTTTAAGAATACAGAGGTTATTAGCGCTCCTCCCGCAACCTGCTCTGATTCAGCAAAAGGTTTATCTATGTCTCCAACTCTGCAAAGCGCATCAACGCTATCAATAATAAACATATATTTTTTGTCGTCTTCATTATTAAACACCAACTCTCTAACCAATTCGAAGACTTTCTCGAATATGTTACAGTCGAAGCAGAAGAATTTTTCAGGATCAGTGTCAATTCCTGTTCTTTCAACCATTTCTGGGCTGAACCTGCCTTCGCTTTTTATGTAAATCACCATTCCTTTTTTTCCAAAATGCTTTTGAAAGTTTCTTGCGAATGCCATTGCGCAACTAGTCTTTCCTCCTTCATTGATTCCTGTGAATCTATGAGCTCCGCTTGGCAGGCCTCCTCCTAATGCAATGTCTAGATTTAAGCTTCCGCTTGGAATTTTATATTCTTCTGACTCGTGAAAATTATAATGGTATTTTTTATTATCTTTATCTGATAGGAATTTTGCTATTTGGTCTGTTGTTTGAACTTCTTTTGTTTTACTCATCTATGAATTGTCTAATTGTTTTTGTTTTTTTCGAGATTATCTTGTCTTCTCCTGTTTTTTTTCCAAGAGGTATTTCTTTTTTAGAAGGAATTTTAT